CGCCTTTGAGGACGCAAATTATCATAGCTTTAATGAGATATTTATTGAGGCGTGGGATAAGTTTAAAAGAGAAAATGGGTATGACTAGGTGCGAAGACTGCACATACGATGAACGTGGCAGACTGACGCATACCTGCGGCCCTTGTGAAGAGAAAGCTATCAAGGCACGTATTCAGTGGTGGCAGGATGGCAAAAGAAAATTAAAGAAGAAAGAACACGATGGATAAACTATTAAGAAAGCTAGGATTAAAGGATGACTACGGCTACTGTGACCCAAGCATTATTGGGTTTATTGTAATCTGGTCTGCGTTTGGTTACATGTTTTATGTAGCTATAGTTGGGATTATAGAAAGGATAATAGGATGAGTAAAACATATGCTATAATGGACAAAATTGATGGGTCTGTTTATAACATGACACTGCCAATGATATTGGAAGAGATAAATCGTGATAGGTCAGACGAGTGGACAGACTATGATGAGACAGATTGGCGTGAAGGTTTAGCTGAGTTTACGCATCTTGTTGTATTGAAGGAGAATGAAGAATGAAAGAGTTTGCCCTCGTCATAAGCATGTGGGGACATACAGGTGTGGAGTGGGAGTTTGTTGGCAATCAATCTATACTGAGAGAGACCCTATCACAAGAACAATGCGAGTTCTTATCACATGAAGAAATGTGGGATCACGAGAACCAGAACAAGTATTACAAGATACTTATTCAATGCTACCCCACAGATTGTGCAGGAAAAAAGGAGTGTATAAATGATTGAGATTATAGAAGTAATTATATGGGCGGTAATATTGACATGGCTTTAGTAGAATATGTATATATTTACTTGACAATCTGTGTTTGTTTTGCTATATATGATAGTATCAGTTAACGGCAACGAAAGGAGAATAGATATGCCATTAGATTATGTAAACAACCTTATAGACCAAGTGCCTGAGAAACTTGGGTTTGATGTGTACTTTGAACCAACCAAGGTGCGTGACAAAAAGTATGTTATCAACGGTGATACTGGAGAGTACATTGGTGTTGTAGGTGACACATTCAACTGTGCCTCACACAAAGATTTCTTTCATGGTGTACAAGACACTATGACTGAGACACTATCTAGTTGGGAACTACAGGATGCTAAAGTGACATGGAAACGTGCAAGGCAGGATGCGTGGGCATTGATGGACATTCAATTACCTAACACCATAGCTAAGATTACGACAGATAGACACGAGACTGTGGTATCTCAACGTATCATTGCACTACATGGCATTGATGGTAGCTGCTCTAATCAAGTGTTCTTTGGGGCTATTGATTTCTTCTGCACCAACGGCATGATACGAGGTGAGCATGACAAGGTGCGTAGAAAAAATACATCCAACTTTACAATGGACAGATTCATCAGTGACCTACGTAACTCACGTCAGGATTTCTACAGGCAGACTGAACAGCTACAACGCTGGGCAGAGACAAGCCTTATGACAGTAGATGTCAGGGCTTTCTTGGAAAAGCTAATGAAGTCTGACCGTGCAGCAGAGAAGATGTTTACCTTGTACAATCAAGAGGTTGGCGTACGTGGACGTAACAAGTTCGCACTGTATTCAGCCTTTACGAACTATGCTACATACGCAGATGAACGTAATGGTTTCTCAATGCGTAAAACAGGACACGATACAGAAGCAGTTACCATGTTCAACAGAGAGAATAAAGTTGCACAATGGGTTGACAGTTCACTGTTTCAAAATCTGGTGGCAGCGTGATGAGTTGGAGAGAAGATAGAACGTATCGTATTACGTTTGGTATGAGAGGAATGGAAGGGTGGCTGAGATGTATTGTCTCAGCACCTGACCCTTCACTTGCAATAAACGCTTTACTAGACAAGGTAAATAGAAAAATAGACCCTGTTAGTTTACGTATAGGAGAAGGTATTTTTGAAGAACTTAATAAAAAAACAGGAAAATATAAGAGGATATAATGAAACTTCAAAAGCTAGTACATGACTATACTTCTTCCTTTGATTTCAAACAGTTACGTGATGAAACTAAAGCGCAGTATAAGTATTTTCTTAATGTGCTACTCTCAACTGAGGCAGAGGGTAAACCCCTTTGCCGCTTTGAGTGTGACAAAATTACAACACGTATAGCAAAAACTGCATACAACGAATGGTGTGAACGTGGCATACACCTTGCTAATCACACCATCTCTGTCACTCGCATCGTGTTCAATCACGGTGTGCGTGAAGAACTATGTATGGTCAATCCTTTCGCTATCGTCCGTAAACGGGCCGCTGAGAAGCGTAAGGTAGTTTGGGGTAGGGAAGAGGTGCAAAAGTTCTTAGACGTAGCCTACAGCGATTTTAGGTGGCGTAACATAGGATTGATTGCACAGATGGCCTATGAGTGGTGTCAGCGACTAGGTGATATGCGTATGCTTACATGGGATAATGTAAACTTAGTTGACCAGACAGCACATATAGAGCAGTCTAAGCGCAGGGCAGAGGTATTTTTACCTATTAGTGACGAGTTACACGCTATGCTTGTACAACAAAATGAAGACTTTGGTTTTCAAGAGTATGTAGCACCTAGACCTAGACCCATACATGGTGTATATCAACCGTATTCACTGACAAAACTACCGTTATATGCACGTGAGATTATGGATGAGGCTGGGTTGCCAAAGGAACTACGCTTATCTGACCTACGTAGAACTGGTACAACAGAAATGGTTGATGCGGGTGTTGGTATTGGACAGATAATGTCGGTTACAGGACATGCTAATGCCCAATCTGTCACACCTTATCTAAAAAATACACTGACCAGTGCTGATTATGCATTGACACAACGTAAAAATCATGGTACAAGTACACTAAGTGCCGCAAAGGAAAGTGATTAATACATGAATAATATATATAACACTATAAGTGATATAGACATACCTAATGGACATACAAAGAGAATGAATTGTCCTAGTTGTAATGGTTACAAAACATTCACAGTGACCAATAACATGGGTTCTCTTGTATGGAATTGTTACAAAGCATCTTGTGGTGTTAAGGGTGGCACACGTGTACAGTTGACAACAGATGATATTCGTGCCAGTATGAGAGATGTTGAAAGTTTTGTAGATGAAAAGTTTGTAATGCCGCCATACGTAGTACATAACCATACTAACTATCAGACAAATAGGTTCTGTGCTACGTGGGGTTTAGATTTTGATACACACGGGTTGATGTATGATGTCAAAGAAGACCGTGTTGTATTCCCTGTCCTGCATGACGGTTTGGTTGTTGACGCAGCAGGACGTGCCGTACAGAAAAGACTTCCGAAATGGAAGCGGTACGGTAAAAGCAGCTTGCCTTATTCCTTTGGTCGTGGTAAGGTAGCTGTAGTTGTTGAGGACTGTGTGAGTGCCGCAGTTGTAGGTGATAATGATTTTGTCGGGGTTGCCGTGTTAGGCACTTCATTATCAGAAGGACACAAGAGGTATCTTTCACAGTTCTCAACAGCAATCATTGCACTAGACCCAGATGCCTTACCAAAGACATTGGCCTTTGCAAAAGAATTAAGAGGTCACGTATCTAACGTCAGGGTGTTACGCTTGACAGATGACCTAAAGTATCGTAACAAAGTAGACATGGACAATCTAATTAATATAGGAGATGAATTAAATGGAATTATCACTAGTTAGGAGTTTAATGGACAAGGGGTTCTACGATGACCATCGTGGCGCACGGTGTCCAGATAGACTCTTTAGTAAAGATGTGCGTAAGATAAAGCAGACAGTTGACACTGCCATGCAGCGTTACGAACGTACCGTAACACCTGATGAAGTTGAAGCATTGTTTATGTCTAACAACCCAACCCTGACTACAGCACAGAAGCAAGCCTACTCTGCCCTCTTTCATAAAATCAAGAAAGAGACACCGTTAGGTGGTGACATTGCAGGTGAGGTATTGTCCAAGTTGTTTCAGCAAGTAGTTGGAGAAGACATTGCCAACCTTGGCTTTGATTATGTCAATGGTGACAAGGCTACACTTGAGCCACTACGTAATCTGCTTGAGCAATACAGTGATGACTTCACACCTGACCTACGTGTTGAGTGGGATGATATTGACCTTGACACACTAATATCTAAGGCTGACCTTGAGGCACGTTGGACATTCAACATACCACCTCTTACACGTAAGGTAGAGGGGGTAAATGCTGGACACCTAATTGAGATTGGTGCGAGACCAAACACAGGCAAGACATCCTTTCATGCCAGCTTGATTGCTAGCCCCGGTGGTTTTGCACATCAAGGTGCAAACTGTATTATCTTATGTAACGAAGAGGGGTATCACCGTGTGGGGGCAAGATATCTGACAGCCGCTACAGGCATGACGATGCAAGAAATTAAGCGTGACCCAAGTAAAGCACGTGACCTATATGCACCTGTTAAAGAACGCATCAAGATTAAAGATGCCACTGGTCGTGATATGGCATGGGTAGAGTCCATCTGTAAGACATACAAGCCAGACATTGTTCTGCTCGACATGGGCGATAAGTTTGCTAAAGGTGGGTATGCCAGACAGGATGAAGCACTGAAAGCTAATGCTGTCCATGCCCGTCAGATTGCAAAGGAGTATGAGTGTGCCGTGTTTTACATGTCGCAGCTATCAGCAGATGCAGAGGGTAAGATTCTACTCAATCAGTCGATGATGGAAGGTTCTCGAACAGGTAAGGCAGCAGAGGCTGACCTCATGGTTTTGATTGCTAAGAATCCTATCAAGACAAATGAGAATGGAACAGAACAAGAGGAAGACCCGCAGCGTCATCTCAATGTTGTAAAAAATAAGTTGACAGGCTGGCACGGTGTGGTACACTGTGAACTAGAATATAAAACAGCGAGGTACGAAGCATAATGAAATTAGTATTAGATGTAGAAAATACAGTCACGCATCGTGATAACAAGATACACATGGACCCGTTTGAGCCAGACAACTCACTGACTATGATTGGTGTATTGACTGACCAAGGTTTAGAAAGACACTTTCCATTTGACCATGCTGATGAACCTAATCAAAAAGATTATCATAACCGTGTGCAATGGTTCTTAGATGAAGCCACTGTACTCATCATGCACAATGCAGCGCATGACTTGCTGTGGTTGTGGGAGTCAGGCTTTAAATATGATGGCCCTGTGTTTGATACAATGCTTGCTGAATATGTACTACAGCGTGGTCAGAAGAAACCTCTATCACTAGAGGCATGTGCGGAGAGATATGAATTAGAAACGCAAAAGGAAGGCACACTAAAAGAATACTTTGCTAAAGGTTATAGCACACGTGATATACCTTACAATGAATTGACTAAGTATCTGTCTGCTGACCTTCATGCTACACAGGAACTATCTGACAAGCTGATGTACAGACTAAACACCACAGACAGTAGGTTATATGATACAGTTACCCTGACCAATCAGGTTTGTGTCTCACTGTCACGCATATACCAAACAGGATTTACAGTTGACAAGGATGCACTAGATAGTGTAAAACAAGAGTATGAAGAAGAACGAGAACAGTTAGTAAAGGATTTGCAAAAGCATGTTTGTAATCTGATGGGTGACACACCTATCAACTTGAATAGTCCAGAGCAGTTGTCATGGGTTATCTATTCACGTAAGGTCAAAGATAAAACGTATTGGGCTAATACGATTGACCCTTACATGGATGACGATGACTTCCGCAATCTCCTGTCCAGCGGCACAGAGCGTTTGTATAAAACCAAAGCGGTTCAATGTACAGATTGCTCTGGGTCAGGATACATAACCAGAATAAAAAAGGATGGCACACCATATGCAAGACCTAATCGTTGCACTACTTGTGATACTGCAGGGTTTCTGTTTAATTCCACAGGCGATGTTGCTGGTCTCAAGTTTAAGCCACCATCAGCTAAGTGGGCTGGTGCAAATGGTTTTAGTACAAGTAAAGAAAATCTTGAGACTCTAGCTAACATAGCAAAAACAAAAGGCATGACAGATGCTGCAGACTTTTTGTCTAAGGTTAGAAGGTTGAGTGCTGTTGATACGTATCTGTCCTCTTTTGTTGAGGGCATACGTAGATATACTAAGAGTGATGGTAAGTTGCACGTTCGTTTACTGCAGCACCGCACACAAACTGGTCGGCTCTCCGGGGCTGACCCCAACATGCAGAACATGCCACGTGGTGGCACGTTTCCTGTAAAAAAAGTATTTGTTTCACGTTGGAAGGGCGGCAAGATACTTGAGGCTGACTTTGCACAGCTAGAGTTTCGTGCTGCTGCTTTCCTATCACAAGATGGAGTTGCAATTGAAGAAGTTTCTACTGGGTTTGATGTACACAGTTACACCGCTAAAGTTATTACCGAAGCTGGTCAACCTACGAATAGGCAGGATGCAAAAGCGCACACCTTTGCGCCCCTTTACGGGGCAACGGGGTACGGACGCACACCTGCCGAAGCAAAATACTACACTCACTTCACGGAAAAATACCAAGGAATTGGGCTTTGGCATACCAGATTGGCTAAAGAGGCTTTAAATACAGGTGTCATACGAACACCATCAGGTAGAGAGTTTGCTTTTCCAGATGTTATACGCAAGGCAAGTGGCAGGGTGTCACACTTTACGCAGATAAAAAACTACCCTGTTCAATCATTTGCTACTGCCGATATTGTACCGATTGCACTCATGCACATTGAGGGGTTGCTATCTAATATAAAATCGTGTATAGTAAATACAGTTCATGATAGTATAGTTATTGATGTACATCCTGATGAAGAAGCAGCAGTCATTGAGGCAATTAGTAATACAAATAAAGAGTTACCTAATTTGATTGCATTGAGGTGGGGAGTTAATTTTAATGTGCCTTTACTTTTAGAGGCAAAAATAGGTGATAATTGGCTTGACACAAAAGATGTAAGCTGATATAACTATCAAACTTTCAAAATATAAGGAGTAAATATATGACACAACTAACTACGATTGATACTAATAACTACGCAGCTATGGCTAAAGCTATGGGCATCGCATCAGAAAGTGCAAGCCAAAAAGAAAAGGTCAGTACACTCGCTCGTTTGCGTATCAATCACAGCCCTATCATGGGGCAAACAGAAGTAAAAGGTAAGATGGTCAACATGGAAGTTGTCTCTGGTGGTACATACAAATTAGAAATTCCTGATGGCGAGACTTACTATGCTTCATCAATTAAGATGCGTCCTTTTTTACAGCGTTTCATGTACAAGCGTTTTGTACGTGGCATGGGGGATGCACCTAATCGCTACGTTAAAACACTAATGAATGATGACTTGAATGTAGACCTCAAGGATAATGATGGTGGTTTTAATTGTGGCAAACCTGCTGGTTATATCAAAGACTTCAAGGCACTGCCAGAGAAGACACAAGAATTAATCAGGCAGATAAAACGTGTTCGTGTTGTACTTGGCACTGTGGAACTTAACGAAGCTATTACAT